CCCATTGGTTGTCCTGTAGAGTACATAAGGTACTTATCTTTAAATTTAAAAGGAAGTGATATTATGTCCTTCCAGATGTTACCATCATACCCAATGATCTCCATCAATTTTACTTGATAGGTCATTGGAATACGATCTGTGGCATTCTTTAAGTCTATAGAGTGAACACTCTTCATATTCTTATCTTTCCGTACTTTAAAAATGTACTGGTCTAGTTGAGTAATTAATTGTTGATTTAATGATAAGTCAGAGTCACCAAAGACTTCTGATATGAACTTTTCTAGTTCTTTATGAACTGGATAAAGTGCACATTGAATCCAATAGTTTACGATAGCTATAACACGTGCTTTCCCAGCGGAATCTTCGAGAACATGAAGTCTTCCAATCTCACATATATTCTTGACTTTAAAAATTCTTTTTATATAATCATATATTATGTAAGGAGAGAAGATAAGAACACATATTCTAAAGTATAATAACACATGGTGCTGATTATTAAACATGAGTATTCTCTTCAATTTCTGATAGTAACCATTATTAATAATGGCTGCTGTTTCGAAGTGGATAGAAAACATCGCATGTTTAAAGTTAGGAGACGCTGAATTTATCTCTCTACACTGATCATAAATATCAGGTTTTGAGCATATCTTGGTTTGTAAATTAAAGTAATTATTCTTTTCTTTGAATAACTCCTTAATGTACGCTGAAAACTTCTTACCTGGGAGATTTACATCCCCCTTGTAAGGAGCTTGTATTGAATTGAGATCTACTTTCGGTACATACGTAGAAATACGTGTTAACGAAAGCAGAGTATTTATATATCTTAGCAACAGTAAGTTGTCCTTTAAGGTCTTATTGTATAATACCTGTCTTATCCCAATAGGGATAATCCTAGGAAAGCCTCTCTTATCAAGAGAGACCATTATACCTTCAGACCTAGAAGGTTGACCTATAAGTGCAAGGATAAATAATCTACTAGCCTCTTTTAAATATTTAAAGCAGAAGTTCTTGGAGCCTTTAATTTCCAAATTACGAATCCTCATGACAAAGGACTTGTGATACGTGCTAGATACAGAGAAGTTCATTAGTCTAAATACACTCAATATCAAGGAACATGTTCTTGTGAATAAGTAAGAGGAATAAGGTATTTTGTTCCAAAATAAGTTACCTGTTGATTGCTTCTTAAATGGTTTATCACCATAAGAAGAAAAGTACCTATATTTAGTAAAAACTTTGGTTTGAAATATAACTAAGGTTGAATTAAATTGTATGGTCATAGCATAAATTTACGAGAAAGATTTTGATACATGCTCGGTAGACATGCACCCTCCTACACTCTTTCGAATGCATTTGCTAATCTATTCAAATGAATAGGGCGTTGAAGCCGATCTCCCCACCTCTTCCTGGACAA